GGGCTTTCAAACGATTCCCCTTGCGGGATGTTGGCAATCGTTATCATGCAATGCACGGGTCTATTGTGAGATAAGCCCCAGTCACGCGCCGGGGTATCGGATCGCTGATCGAAAACTCAATCGCAAAGTCACGTGCAATACCAAACTGATCAGATTTCGCCCGCCTGGTATAGTGCCCCTGCTTGCCTAGCGATATATGCCTCTCAATAGGCCATGTGTATCCACCGTCTTTACTGACTCGCATGATGCCGTGCGGGTCATCCCCTGGGGGGACCGCCGTCCCCAGTCCTGTTTCCATATCGACCTGAATAGAATGTATCGTGATATGGTCGCCCTCCTTGAGGAGGTGCTGGCTTGTCACTCGAAACGGAAGCACCATGCCATCTTCCGTGTATAGTGATTCATCCATATGATATAGGACGCCGGTGAAGGCATCTGAGATGTATACACGCCCCGCTGCTCCTATTGCAAAGAGCCCTCTATAATACGGCTTCCCATGGCTTTCACGGTCAGACCATTCCCCAGCACTCGCATCATAGACCCACGTATGAGCCTGTGTGGTATCGGTGCCTTGGATGGTCACTTGAAACAACCCATGGCCTAATGCCGTATACCCAGTGCACACTGCACTACCAAGACTAAGTTTTTTTGTATCCTCTTCAATTTGTGGCGAGGCAATGGGTAAAACTTCATACCCGTTCGCGCGGTAGATACCAAGATCCCCACTGGACTCACCAATGAAAAAGAGATCTTGCCCAACCTTGGCGTGGCCATATTCAGAGACACCGCCAACCTCCGTATTCGCACTGGCTGACGGCTGGAACCCTAGCGCACCAGGGATCGTCACCGGAGCAGCCCCCCACCACTCGATAGACCCTCTCCCGATAATCATGAGGTCATCAGCATGGCGCGTTACCGTCACAATGGCATCAGGCTTGGATGCTGGCTCGATATAGTTCAGCCCATCCCATTCCAGCCCGTCCTTGACATTGCTGGCGTAGACACGCCCAGCCTTATCCCCGCTGATCGTATAGACCCAGAAACGTCCAGCGAGATACACGCCACCCCTTGCCCCAAAAGGGAAATCAACGTCACTAATGGTTTCGACAACGCCGGTTGCGAATGTATAGATCTGGGCGATCACGCCATCATTGACAAACAGTTGTACGCCATTTTCATCAATCCATACTGGGCCGCTCGAAGTAGCCAACGTCATAACCTGCTCGGATGAACCTTCAATAACACGCAATAGTTCTCCGCCAGAGGCGATAAAGAACTCCCTGCTCCCGTCACGGCAAAAGATTGCCCGTGCAGGAACTGTAGAGAACGTTTCAACCTTGCGCAGCCCTGGCAGACCAAGAATAGCCACTGCCTGTCTTCCGTTTGTGGATTCCTCCATAACTGCGTTCACGCGCTTGACTGACGAAATAAACGGGGACCGAGCTTGCTGGCCTATCCCAAAAATAGGAACGGCTCGTCTCGTCTGCGCCTCGCCAGTAACCGGCATTACCGATCCCCCGTAACGTTATACCCGTACCCAGATCCCCCACTCAGTCCACTCAGGCCCAGCCTCACTCTTGGGGCAGGCTTCATGTTATTCCGGATAAGAGCCCCTTCGATATCATCAAGGATGGCTTCATTCTTCTCGGTCCAGATCTGCCCATAGTCAGGCGCAACACGCTCAGCCAGCTTGTATTGCAGCCATGAAAAATAGGTCGGCGGTATCAACACCTCGTCATCAAGGCTCGAGAACTTCTCTAATGACGACTCGACGGTAAGGTGTAGCGAGGACAAGCTATCTGACGGAACAGGATACACATAGAGCGAGCCGAACGGATAAGACGCCTGATAATAGACAAACGTACTCCATCCACCAGATTGCAGAGATTTGAGCGCAATCGCATCGTAATCGTTTTTGCTATGGGAAATGGACGCAGGATAGTCAATATTCTCTCGCCGTACATAGCCATGCAAAATCTCAGTCGGACGAGCGGCGTTGATGTGAGCCCCGCTGCCACCGATGGTGTAGAACGATTGTCCACTTACTAATGGGATAGTCAGGTCTTGTTGGTATGAGGAAAAGACTTTTTCAATATTTGCTTGCTCAATGATGTCATTGAGTCTATACCCTGCTTCATTGGCCGTCACCGCATCAAGCGATTCACCACGACCGATCACTCTCGCAATCCGATAGCTGAAATCAATCAGGTCCCGAACTGTGCGAGGAGCATCGAACGTCGTCTGGCTGAGGCCAATCGGCATTTACTTACCCTTTTTCTTCGGCTTTTCAGCAACCACGCCTTCCCCAAAGAACACATCGGCCTGTGCCCATCCATCAGCCAGTGCCCGCTGCTCCTCATCAGCAGCGTCTACAATCTTCTGAATGGGTGCGTCATTTTCAAACCGATACAGCATCTTCGGATATTCCTGAAAACTCACGTCCAGTATCCTTTCTTTGATTCCATGGCTCGTGTAGCCATGAGAGTAAATTCCCTGCTGTCCTTCCAGCCTTTCTTCCTGAAAGCGTCGTACTCGTCACGGGAATAGACGGCGATGGCCTTATGCGAGGATGATTCCTCTGGCCTCCCAGACATCAGAATTGCGTAGGGTTCCTGGCTTTTATAGGTATGGTCGATTGCCATTCAGCCTTTCAGGGGAGGGGATTCCCCCTCCCCATACTCAGGTTAGTTTGAAGCAATGCGAACGGCTTGCTGCCTTCGGATTGTCTTAAACCCGTACAGTACATCTAAGCGGGTTCTGAGTTTATCAGACCCCACTTCGTACTGACGCACCAGACGCATCGATATGTCGTCCATCACTTCACGGCCCGACATATCAACGCCCTTCGGCATGACCAGATCCGCTGTCGCCAGTGCAAAGGCATCCTTGTAGAACAAGAGATCTAGCCCGTACACAGCGTTCTGTCCGCCAGCAAATGTGACCGCTGCCCCGTTAGCAGGTGACGCCGTCACGGTTTGCGTCGCACCAGAAACCACGATTGACGGAGCAATCCCTATCGAGAGCGTTGCTCCTGCCGCCGTGGCATCTGCCGTGACCACAAACTGCTGTAACTCGCCGGTATCGACCTTGGTTTCAGGATGGACTCGATTGACACCAGCCAACGTAAAGACCTGCCCCTTCTTGAATGTATCGGATGCTGAAAGGCTGCCAAGGAGCAATGTTGCCCCTGTCTGGCCTGCACCAGACACCGTCACGCTGGCCACCTTATTCCCATTGGTCTGTTTGACCATGTGGGTGTTTTGGTACCAGTCGCCACCGATGGCCGTTCCCATGATCCCCTCTCGGTATTGGGAGGCGATGTTTTCGGAACTCTGGAAGAGGCCCTTTAAGGCGTCCACAATAATCGCCATATCCATAGGCTTTACATGGAAGCACCGCTTGCTGAGCGGAGACAGCTCATCAGTGAGAATGGCCTGCGCTGTGGCGTAGGTCAGAAACGTCGAGGGAGCCGTCCCCGGCGTACCAGTCTGCCGGTAGATGTCCCGTGACATCGTCAGTGCATCCGCCTCAACCTGAGCGGCCAATCTGGCCATAGCTGGTTCAATGACACGCTCCGAGAAGTCATCAAGTGAGAGGGTGAGTTCTGAGCTTAGGAACGATGGAGCCACCCATCGCTGGGTACTGACCGTGATTGACGTACTTTGCTCGGTCGTGTCCGCGTCCGTGATGGTCGGCCCTGTCCCTGTGGGGTACTCATTCGGAAGGCGAATCACTAATGTATCGCCGATCTTTGCGCCGTCAACAGCAAATTTCTTATCGTACCCTCGATGAATGTTCCCAACGAAATTTAACTTTTGATGCAAGATCATCAGTGCTTTCCGTAGCACGGATGTCGTGGTTAGTAATGTATTGGCCATGGTAGTCCTCGGATGTCATGTGGTGTATCGCTCGGCCAGCTTAACGGGGAGGCCGCGACACCCGAGGCCATTTGCTCTCGTGCAAGGGGAAAACGCCGGTTGTTCGGAGACCGGAACCGAACCCCCTTTATCGCAAGGGGACAAGCGATAATACAAGTATAGCGCAAACGCGCAACAAGTTCAACCAACCCGCCGCGGGATATACATGCGGACATTATTCCCGTACTTCCCGCGCATGCGAGCCGCTTCCTTCGTCACCCAGTCCATAGTGCTGTCACTGTCAGTAGGAGCTGCCATCCCACCACTCCCAACGCCCCCACGAATAGTAGGAACGGGCGTTGGCCGATTCGCAGGAGGCTGCGCATTCTGGGATGGCGATGGTTGTTCTACGTGAGCTATCAACTTGTCAGCCAACCTGCCTATTTCCATCACGGCACGACGTGGAGCAGTTTGAGAAAGCTGGGCAATCCGTAACGCTTCCATTGGGTTCTGGGCTAAGTGCAACCCGACAAGTGGGCCATGCTCTCCAAGGTCCATGATGGCCTCAGCCATCAGTGGCGTCCCGATGGATTCGTCACTGTAGAGTAGGTCTAGCACGGCCTGTGGATCTTCGTAGCCCATGGCAAACTTCTGCGCATGCTGTCCGAACTCCATGCGTCGCTGCTCGCTAGCAAAATTCGCCGTTTGGGCTTCTGTCTGCGCGATCCGTTGCTTATCGCGCTGTCCGATCTTCCAATCTACAAGCGCGTCAACATAGTCTTCGTGCCTGCTGTAGTCATCAGGGCTTGGAGCCCGTGAAGGATCAATACGCTTCTCGCCACCACCCCCTGCCTTGTAGCGCTCCAACTCAGCCCGAACCTCTCGCAACGCTTCCTCCGATGCCCTAACACGTGAGGCATAGCTTGAGAGGCGCGCTTGCACCCATCCACGCTCCTTCCCGCCCTTCCCATCATCTGGGAGAGACTTCTTTTTAGAAGCATTAGGCTGCTCGGTCTTCTCTGTCTTGGATGCCTCTACTGAGGTATCACTGCGTTCTCCATGCTCACTAGTGACTGAATCATCAGTATTTGCTGAAGGCTGATCGCTCTGGGCGTTTTCTCCTTGGGCCGATGCCGAGTCCTGCTCTACGGTTTCCATATATCCCTCTTGTTTGAGTTGAAAAACAACATCTCTTCATGGCGTGCCCCCTTCTTGGCTTTCTGGATATTCCCCGTCCACTCTTTCTAGTTGCTCTTCCGCCTGCTCCATCTGCTGCGCTTGTCGGTCGTCTTGCAGTTTCCCTAACACCAGCTTGATGATGTTGTCACGTTCATTCTTGATCAAGTCCACTTGGGCCTTCATGGACGCCAACTCTAGCGCCCCCTCATGCCCGATCTGGCTTTCCAATAGCTTCATCTCGCCCTTATGCCGCTCGCGAATCAGGTCTCCATCTGCTTTCATCTGCGCTTTCATGAGATCTGTTTGCGCCTTTTCCCGTTCTCCTAAGATGATCTTCTCCATTTCGGCCATTTGCTGTTTGAGCTGTTCATTCTCCTGTGCAAACTGCTGGAGCTTTTGTACCGCTATTACGTCCTCATCATCTGTAGTCCCAGGGGGGAGAAACCGTCTGAGACGATCCGCGAGCTCATCGCCGCCAGCCATACTCATAGACTTGACTACTAGGTCTGGTGCTTTCTGCATGATTGTTGGGTCCGCCTGAACCATCGCTACCATGAGCTTATTAGTTTCCGCCTTCTTGGTCGCACTACTTGGCCCTGTGGCGATGGCCACATCATACCGACCGATCATATGGTTATAGGATGTGGAGAGGACTTTTTGCACCCCATCCGTAGTCTGCCCGATCTGTTTCACAACCGGCTGAGGGAGATTCGGATTAAGCGTAGCCGTCTGAAGTACATCATCAGCCCCGACCACTTTCACCACCTGCTCAGTTGTGTAAACATGCGGCACCATCGCCAATATCACACGCCCCGTTTGCTCGATAGATCCAAACCAGTGGTCAATGTAGTGGAACATGTTCACGTCTCCTGGCTCTTGCTGTGCCTGTATCCCGATGCCAGACTGAACAGGGATTCCGCCTGTCCCGAGCACATTCGGCTGAGACACGCCCATAATCATTTGGGTGTCCTGAATGATGTTTTGCATCATGCCTTGCCACCCTTCGGGGATACCAGCAGGTGTCGCTCGCTGCGGAGGAGGAACTGGCTGCCCTTGATGCGAGGTCGGCTTATACCGGAGATACGGCCTTGGGATGCGATGCGCATCCTTCCACTCGCTCACATACTGATCGAGTTGCCCTTCTGCCGCAATCCACGGAGCCAATGGAGCCAATGCCACGTTTTCCGTAAAGGAGGATGATGCATAATTATAGGTGCGCTGAGCATCCATCGACGATGGATTAATTAGCCCACGCTTACGCTGTTTCCCATCAAGCTCAAACTCTTCACCAACCACTCTGATAATAGGGATCAGATTCCCGTGATGAATGCCTCTTGAGATGATTTTATTCGGGCAGCAGAGCGCCCACTGTAATGTATCACCGTTGTAGTAGTAGTATTCAGCGACGATGATAGAATCTTTACTGATGTCAGGCAGGATAGTATCCTTGGTCACAGACCCCCAACTCTGGCATTCTCCTGCCTCAGGGTAATCATTCTCGAACTCTTTGACCGTCATCTTTGTAAAGACAAAACAAAATTTACTATCACGCCCATCTGGGTACTCACAAAACGGGTCCATGAGCACCATCCGAGGCTCGCGAATCCGGCGAATCACAATTTCTTGCTCCCCAGACTGAGAGCCTGCAATAGCCTGCACTCTCACTCGCCAGTACCCCCACCCGACAGAGACAGCATGGCGCAACCCTGTTTCGTAGGCGACTTTCGCAGTAGAGGTTTGTGTAATCTGGCGGGTAAGTCCTGCCAGGATATCAGCCACCTCATCATCGGAATCCCCAGACATGGCCAGTACACGAATATCTCGGTCACGCAACAGCCCAGAATTCACCACATGCCGGACATACTGCGAGAGATGGTCCATGACGAGACATGGCCTGCCCGCGTCCTCACGCTCACGGCGCATCTCTTCAGGCCACTGATTCCCAGCGATAAAATCTTGGACTTTCCGGCACTCGTCAAAGTCATCGCGCTCGGCTTCCTGTGCCAAGATATAGCGCTCTTTCGCAACCTTTAATATCTGTGCGTCATCTTCTGATTCGTCAGGAGAGGTTGTTGGTAGGGCATCGTCCATGTGCTACGTTACAGTAACGTGAATTTGAACATGTTACCAATACGTAGCACGTAAGTCAATGCTCTGTTATAAATTTGTCAATTTCCTCTATGCCTATGATGATGTCTGGCGATCCATTGCAATCGTGGAGAATTGATTTGAGCCTGCGCAGTAATGGTATAACTTCATCATCAACGGTATTCTGCTCCCTGCAAGATATATACGGACCACATCTCCACATCTCCGCAACAGACTCGGCCTCTGTGAGAAGATTACTAGTTATACCCCGTGCCTTACACACCTGCACGAGGCCATCCAGCAAGAATATCACCCTTCCATGCACCCGCAGTTCACGGGATAGCATTGTTTCATCGCTGCTCAATATATCATCTAACGTGCCTAAGAACGTGTCCAGTGCTCGCTCTATTGTGTAATCAATGTCTAAGTACTCGCTCCGTTTGCCTCTAAATTCCCTCACCGCACGAGTAATAGCGGTGAGGGTTTCAGATTCATGCGTTATCTCATCCATCCTTGCCCCCTGTTCTCGAAGCTGGCACGATTGTTTTTCAGTGGGTCCGGAAGCGGTATCACCGGAGCCGACATGCCGCTCCTCCGCTCTGGCGCGAAGAAGGCGAGCGTGGCGAAGGCTTTCGCTCCGTCAGAACTCCAGTCATGGACCGGCTTAGGTGACCAACTCATACGCCCCCCCTCCATCTTCGGCTTATTATGGAAGTGTCGCAAACACTCTAGCCCACGCTGGACGCTTGGTGTATTGGCAAACCGGCAGCGCGGCAAAATTGCTCTTACGCTTGGAATCTGTGCCGCATCATCTGTTCTCGGCATGATGTCCACACGAAACCCCGCTCCAGTCAAATGCGTCTCGCTCGTCTCGGTTGTGTTCACGTTATGGTTCGGCCCATCATGCGGAAGAAATAACGTACTGTACATATAGGGCTTCCGTTTGATCGCTGGGATAATCTCCGGCATGGACAATGCCCGAAACTCATCATAGTCAATCAAATCAATCCATCCATCCTCCTTCACCTGCGCATACCAAATAGCTGTGGCATCCGTAAACCCCAAGTCAAACCCAGCGTAAACCGGCAGATCTGGCCGTGGTGCGATATTGCAAATTCTCCCCTCGCGCTCAGCCGTTAGGAGCAGGTCGAGGTAGAATGATCCTGGCACAATCTCCTCAAACGAACACTCGTACTCTTGCTGGGTCAATGCGGTCCCGATCTCAGGCCCATAGAGCTGGATGTTCTCTTCTAGGATTTCCTTCATCTTGGCTTCTGAGATCTGATGGGACTGGATATGGATAATCCCTTCCCCTTCAGGAAGATCGGCGAGCGGATGCCGCACATTGTTCGTAATCAGATAGCACCGCCAGTTTGGCTTTCTGGCGTTCTCGATCAGCATCTTGTAGGAGTGGTTTTTCCCAAACGCCGTCGTGAAGAATCGCATGCGCCCGTTGTTCGCTGTCACAATCGGACGAATGACGGCCAATGATTGCGGATCACAGTAGGCCCACTCGGAGAAATTGTACTCAATCCCCGTTTGCCCTCTCAGGCCACTGTGGTTGTCTGAGCCGGTGTACATGATGTTCGAGAATTTCCCCTCACCCTTCTCATACGGCATCCGGATGATCATATCCCGCTCAAGCTTACCGATGCGTATATTCTCCGGGTAGCACTCATCAATACGGCTGATTCCTGTTCGCGGGTTGACTGCCTCCCACATGTTCTTTCTAACGTCCACTGTCTTTGGCAGGCAATAGATGTAATTCGCCGGACGACCCAGCGCATTCATCCCTGTCGCATGCTGGAACAGCTCATCTTTCCCGTACTGCCGATGCGTAAT